AAGGAACTGGCCCAGAACCTGGGTTCGGCCTTCGGTCGCCTGATCAACGAGACCATGATCCCCTTGGTCGCCAAGATCCTCGAGGTGATGGACGAGAAGGGCTTGATCGACATGCCCCTGCGCGTCAACGGTCTCGAGGTGAAAGTGACCCCGGTCGCGCCTCTGGCCATGGCCCAGAACATGGAAGAGGTCAACGCAATCATGCAGTACATGCAGCTCATGAACTCTGGCGGCTTCGGCACTGACGGCCAGCTGGCCATCAAGACCGATGTGGCTGTGGACTTTATCGGCGACAAGCTGGGCGTGCCCGCCTCTGTGCGCAACACCCAGGCCGAGCGTGCCGTCCTCATGGAAGAGATGCAGGCCCAGCAGGCCACGATGGCCGTGGCGCAGGCCCAAGCCATGCAGGCAGGCGCGATGCCGCCTGACGCCATGGCTCAAGGAGCGATGTGATGGCTGGCTGGGACGACTTAGACCAGATGCAGACCCCCGACATCCGCGAGGCCAACCAGCAGCGCGACGACTTGGCGCGGCTGAACCTGCGGGTGTTCGGCACCGAGGACGGCCAGAAGCTGCTGCAGTGGCTGCGCGATGTCTATGTGAATGTGCCCATCGCTGTGCCGGGCACTGACCCGTCCCATGCGTTCTTTGCCGAAGGGCAGCGAACCGTGGTTCGGGAAATCGAGGCACGCATAACCCAAGCAAGGAAGCTATGACAGACACACAAGACCAACCCGGTGGCAACACTGGCCTATTGGACAATGTGAGTGCCGCTGACGACACGACCACCACCAACCCGCAGGCTGCGGAGATCGACCACAAGGCCGGGCCATCAACCACCACCGCCGCGCCCGGCGACATCCCAGGCACGGCCAAGGCCAAACCTGACTACCTGCCAGACAACTTCTGGGACAACGACAAGGGCGAGGCCAACTACGAGGGCCTGGCCAAGAGCTGGTCGGACCTGCGCAAGACCATCTCGCAGGGCAAGCACAAGGCCCCCGAGGGCGGCAAGTACGACACCACCTCGTTCGGTGCGACCGCAGAAGAGCATCCCATCGCCAACACCCTGGTGAGCTGGGCGGCTGAGAACGGCCTGTCCCAGGCTCAGTTCGATGACCTGGCGGGCAAGATCCGCTCGCAGGCCGAGGATGTCATGGCCAGCCAGGCGATTGACCCCGCCGAGGAGATGAAGAAGCTCGGCCCCAACGGCAACGCCGTGGTGGACGGCATGGTGAGCTGGGCGCGTGGCCTGGTTCAAAAAGGCATCTGGGGCGCTGATGACTTTGAGGAGTTCAAGGTCATGGGTGGCACAGCCAACGGCTTGCGTGCGCTGATGAAGGTGCGCGAGTCCTATGAAGGCCGCATTCCAATCGAGACCGCACCCAATGAAAACGCGCCGAGCAAGGACGACCTCTACCAGATGGTGGCCGATCCCCGCTACAAATCCGATGCAGCCTATCGCCAGAAGGTCGAGAAGCTGTTCAGCGCGACGATTCGCTGAGTTTTCTCCAGGGTTGGGAAGCCGACCTTTGCCCCACTTCGGTGGGGCATTTTTTTTGTCCAAACGCCACCCTGTTGCGTTTTGTACAAACTCCCCTACAATCTGGCCAAGGCATATCGGGTAACCGACCCTTACCGCAGCGGATGCTGACGATTGGCTGACGTAAACAGCAAGCTATCGGCCCAGGCTTCTGGCTCACCGCAGCGACAAACCTGTTTTTTCAATCAACCGAATGAGGTAATCAAATGAGCATTTCTTTAAGCAATGCCTTTGTGACGCTCTTCGACGCTGAAGTCAAACAGGCCTACCAAGGCAAAGCAATGCTGGTGGGCGCTGTTCGTGCGCGTCGAGGTGTCGAAGGCTCTACAGTCAAATTCCCCAAAGTGGGCCGTGGCGTTGCCACCCCCCGCATCGCTCAAACCGATGTGACTCCCCTGAACGTGGGCTTCAACAGCGTCACGTTGACTCTGCAAGACTGGAACGCCGCTGAGTACAGCGACATCTTCAGCCAGGCCAAGGTCAACTTTGACGAGCGCCAGGAACTGGTGCAAGTGGTTGCCTCTGCCATGGGTCGCCGTCAAGACCAGCTGATCTTGGACGCGCTCGCCGCTTCCAGCACCAGCCTGACCGTTGCCAACAGCATCGGTGGTTCTACGACCAACCTGAACGTGGCCAAGCTGCGTGAAGCCAAGCGCTTGCTCGACAAGAACAACGTGCCATTCGATGGCCGTCACTTGATCGTTCACGCCAACGGCATCTCCTCGCTGCTGTCCGAGACCGCTGTGACCTCTTCCGACTTCAACACCGTCAAGGCGTTGGTGCAGGGCGAGATCAACACGTTCCTGGGCTTCCAGTTCCACGTCTTGGGTGATCGCACTGAAGGTGGCCTGGCCATCGACGGCTCGAACGACCGCACCTGCTTCGCCTTCCACTCTGCAGCCGTTGGCTACGGTGAAGGCATCGGCATGCGCACCGAGATCAACTACATCCCAGAGAAGACCAGCTGGCTGGTCAACGAAGTCTTCAGCGCTGGCGCAACCGCCATCGACGCCGAAGGCATCGTCTCTATCACCTGCCGCGAGGCCTGATAAGGAGAACCATCATGGCATTTTCTTCCACTGGCTTTTCCACTATCGGCGCATCCAAAGCGGGCAATGCCCCTTCGATGTACACCTACAGCACTGCTGACGCCATCGGCGATGTGAATACCGCAGGGTATTTCAACTCCGTGGCTGCTTTGCTCAAGGTCGGCGATCTGATCTTCTGCTACACCTCGACTGGCGGCACTCCTGCCATGTCCATCGTGTATGTGAACGCCAACAGCGGCACCGTTGTTGACGTGACAGATGGTCTGACTGTGACTGCAACCGACTCCGATTAATCGGCAGTCAACAGGATGGGCCAGCCACTGAGTAATCGGGGGCTGGCCCTTCTCACATTGAGAGGTTCAAATGGCTGCTGGTGATTCTGGTATTTCAATCTGCTCTGACGCGCTCATCATGTTGGGCGCAAAGGCCATCTCATCGTTCAACGATGGCACGGATGAGTCCAGCACCTGCGACCGTCTGTACCCCGACATCCGTGACTCCTTGCTGGTTCAGTACCCCTGGAGCTTCACGATGAAGAAGGTCAAGCTGGCCCGTCTGGTGACGATCCCCGGCTCGGTTTGGCGGTACGAGTACCAGCTGCCAGGCGACCGGCTTACAAGCCCCCGCGCTGTGTACAACCGAGCCACCCCCGGCTCGCCAGTCCAGAAGGACTGGGAGATCCAAGGCGACAAGCTGCTGACCAACCTGGATGAAGTCTTCATCGACTACCAGTACCAGACGCCCGAGTTCGCCATGCCGCAGTACTTCGTGCAGCTGCTCAAATATCACATGTCCTGGCACCTGGCCATGCCCATCACCGAACAGATGGACAAGGCTCAGTACTGGCAGGGCATCGCTGTTGGCGGTGGCAACGAGAACGGTCGCGGCGGTTATTTCCGCACAGCGGCCAACATCGACGGCCAGAACCAGCCGACCCGTGTCATCGAGGACTACAGCCTGATCGCTGTGAGGAACTGATCATGGCGCGGTTCACCAGCATCATGACCAACTTCAGCACGGGCGAACTCGACCCGTTGCTGCGTTCGCGTGTTGACCTCGACCAGTACAACAACGCGCTGGCCAAGGCGACCAACGTCCTGATTCAGCCCCAAGGTGGCCTGCGCCGCCGCCCTGGCACCAAGCACATCCTTGAGTTGCCCAACAGCAGCACACCCAGCGCCGCCAACGGTGTGCGCCTTGTGTCGTTCCAGTTCTCTGTGGCCGACAGCTACATGCTGTGTTTTACGCACAACCGCATGTACGTCATCAAAAACGGCGCAGTGATCACCAACATCAACGCGTCTGGCAACAACTACCTGACCACCACGATCTCAAGCGACATGGTTGACGACATGTGCTGGACGCAGTCGGCTGACACGCTGATTGTGGTTCACCCAGATCTGCAGCCCGTGCGCATCACTCGCACAACTGACTCGGCCTGGACTGCCACGTCGATCACATTTGACAGCATCCCAAAGCACGCGTTCACGCTGACAACAACCACACCGACTGCTGGCCACCTGACGCCAAGCGCTGTGTCTGGCAACATCACGCTGACTTCGCAACACAGCGCTTTTACAACAGCCAGCGTCAACCAGTACATCAACGCAGTGCCGCAGGGGCGCGCTCGCATCGTGCGCTTTTTAAGCAATCACTCTGTTGAAGCCGTGACAGATTATCCGTTTTTCAACACAAGTCAGATCCCCCAAGGCAACTGGGAGATCGAATCGGGCTATGAGGACGTGTGGAGTTCTGGCAAGGGCTGGCCACGCACTGTGACATTCCATGAAGGCCGTCTGTATTTTGGTGGCAGCAAGTCGCGCCCATCCACCATCTGGGGCAGCAAGATCGGCCTGTTCTTTGACTTCGTGCCAAGCGAGTCGCTGGACGACGACGCCGTCGAGGCCACACTGGACACCAACGACTTGAACGTGATCATTGACCTGATCAGCTCGCGTGACTTCCAGGTGTTCACAACCGGTGGCGAGTTCTATGTGCCCCAGTCTGGCACCGACCCGATCACGCCGCTGACATTCACATTCAAGAACGTCAGCCGCAACGGCATCAAGCCTGGCACCCGTGTGCAGTCGGTGGAGTCTGGCTCTGTTTACATCCAGCGCCAGGGCAAGTCGCTCAACGAGTTTGTGTTCACGGACACGCAGGCCACCTATGTGACGCAGCGCATCTCGCTGCTGGCTGGTCACTTGCTGAAGAACCCGCAGCGTGTTGGCCTGCGCAAGGCTTCAAACACCGAAGAGGCCGACCTGCTGCTGATGACCAACACGGACGATGGCAGCATGGCGGTGTTCTCGATGATGCGTGCGCAAAGCATCACCAGCCCCTCTGAGTTCACTACCGATGGCCAGTTCATCGACGTGGGCGTGGATGTCAACAGCATCTACACGGTGACCAAGCGCACATTCAACGGCACGATCCGCTACTTCGTGGAGCTGTTCGGTTTCGACTATTTCACCGACTGCGCTTTCGTGGGTGCAAACGCCAGCGGCGCCACCGGCCTGCCCCATGTGGCCAAGTCGCTCAACGTCATCTGTGACGGCGTGCCGCAGTCCAATGAGACCGTGAGCGGTGGTGGCGCGGTGACCTTCGACCGCCCCAGCGTGACGAGCTACGAAGTGGGCCTGCCCATCAACGTGTTCGTCAAGACGATGCCGGTGGAACTCAAGCTGCAGACCGGCTCGCGTCTGAGCCTGAAGAAGCGGATTGTGGAGATCAACGCTGTGGTCAATGACACGCAGCACCTGTTGATCAACAACCAGCCCGTGGCGTTCAGGCTTTTCGACAACCCGATGCTGAACCTGCCAGAGCCTGAGTTCACGGGCATCAAGCGCGTCAACGGCGTGCTGGGTTACAGCCGCGAACAGGCCATCGAGGTGAGCCAAAATTTGCCTCTTAAAATGAACCTGCTCGGTCTTGATTACCGGGTGGCAGTTCACTCTGGGACTTAATCATGGCAACAGCGCCAGCATCAACACCACCAGCCTCTTCGGGTGCGGCAGCCGCTGGGTACGCCACGGCTGGCGCAGCGATCCTGGGCGCATACGCATCTGGTCAGCTCGGACAGGCGGCTGCGATCAACCAGCAAACTGGTTCGCTCCTGCAGGCCCGCAACAACCTGGCCATCTCCGAGGTCCGTGCCGACTACTCCGAGCAGTACGCCGCCATCCAAGCCGGTCGCACGCTCAAACGCGCCGACATCGAGGCCACCAACTACAAGATCGCAGGCAATCAGCTGCTGCGCAACCTGCGCTCGACAAATGCGTCTGCGCGTGCGCGTGCAGCAGCCAATGGCGTGCAGCTGGGGTCTGGCTCCATTGAGGCCCTCCAGCGCGAGAACACAGCAGCAGCCATGAGCGATGTGCAGATGGCCGACTTCAATGCGCTGTCTGCTCGAGTCTTCGGATTTGAGGACGCGAGCGCCATGCTGGAGTCCAGCCAGATCCAAAACATCATGGACATGTACGCAGCAAAAACCGGGGCGCAACAGATGGAGATGGCAGGCTCTGCCGCTGTCAGGAACGCTGGCTTGCTGTCCAACGCAAAACTCTCTGACGCTGCAATCACAGCACTCAGGACCGTGAAAAGATAAGGCAAGACCATGGCAACACAGCGAATCGAATCGGGTCGAGTGCAGATGCGCAGCGTGGGCGGTGTGCCGATGCAGCAGGTCACGCCGCGCCAGGTTGACTTCATGCAGGCGAGCAACGTCCAGGCGCAGGGTGCAAACCAGCTGGCGCAGATGGTCGACCGCATGAGCCAGAGCGCCTTCACCATGTCTGGCCAACTGTTCCAGCAGGCAGCTGTCGAGGATGTGGCCAGCAACCCACTGACCCTTGAGCAGCTCGAGATGGCCAAGAACGGCGACATGAGCCAGCTCGGTGTTGGCGGTAGCCCGCTCAACATCTATGACGCCGCCGTGCGCAAGGCCCGCAGCTTTGAGCTGGCCAGCGCGTTCGACACCGAGGCCAAGGCCGAAGTGGTCAAGATCCTGTCGGATGTTGAGAACGGCACGGCGACCAGCAAGTCTGCAGCAGACAAACTGAACACCATGACCCGAGGCTTCAGCCAGTCGCTGGCCCAGGTCGATCCTGACGCCGCTCTGAAGTTCAAGGCGTCCATGGGCGTCTACGCCAACACGGTGATGGCCGAGGCCTACAAGACCGAGCAGAAGCGCACCAAGGAAAAGCAGGGCCTGCTGCTCGAGAGCAACTTTGCCAACAGCATCAGGCTGGTGGAGCCTGCCTTGGCGCAGGGCTTCTACGTTGACGCAGACGGAAAAGAGCAGCCCATCGAGCCGATGCTCGAGGTGTACCGCAAGAACGTGTCGGACACTGCCTTTGCAGCCGGTGGCCTGCAGATGGCCAACCAGTACCTGGTCAAGTTCGACAAGGCCGTGGCTGACGCGAAGATCAACGCTGCCACCAAAGTGGCCCTGGGCGACGACTACATGGCCGACCCCGTGATGGGCCTGCAGCGCCTCATGAAGGGCGACCTGGGCCGCATGTCTGGCGTGTTCAT